GTTTCCCAGTCACGATCGCAAACGTTAAATCGATGTTTGAAGGTTTACCTTCAGAAATAAGAAAAGAATTTGGACACGATCCAAGCAAATTTCTTCAATACGTACAAGATCCCAAAAACGAAGAAGAATTAGCGAAGCGTGGGATTCTTCGTGGTAATGATGGTGTAGATATAAGCGGTGCATATTCTGGCGCACCGCACAACGAAAAGGCTCGAGAAACGGCATCAGCTGGTACAGCTGATTCGGATTCTGAGCAGACAAGCGATAGCGCGTCAGGCAGTAGCAGTGATGCTACGGAGTAAAACGAGGGGCTAATTTCCCCGCAGTCCTGCCAATCTCTACTTGTTGTAATTGGCAGGACTGACACCTTTTTTAAAAGGTTCAGTTAAAAGTGAGTGAAACGAACATAAAATTAGGAGCGAAGCGACATGAAAATTAAGTCAGGAGTTGATATGAGTGGCTTAAGGATTGAAATGCGTGCCCCGTTAAAAATTGCTGATAGACTTTGGAGAGAAAGAGGACAGGAATTAGTAGTTACAAGTGCTTTAGATGGTGAACATTCAGCTGGAAGCCTTCATTATTTCGGTTATGCATTGGACTTTAGAACGCGCTATTTTGATGAACAAACAGTAAAAGAGCTAGCAGATAATCTGAGAAATAAGTTAGGCTCGCATTACGACGTTATTATTCATTCAACACACATGCATGTGGAGTATGAATACATAAAGTCGGTAGGAGTAAAAGGGAATATGAATTATTGTGAGGAATATTTATAAATGGATATAGTTACAAAAATATTAGCAAACTGGGAAACGATTACTTTAATCATAACCAATGTTGCAGCATTGTTTGTAAAACCACCCGTTAAACGAAAAAGACGAACGAGAGCAGAGGATTTAATATGAGTCGTAAACGTAAAAAGTTGAGTTATAAAGGGGCGAAACGTCTGTTTAAAGCAACGGCAGATAAAACGCATATTTTTAATGTAAACGCGCGTCCGATGCGCGGCGGTACCAGATTATAGGATGCCCTGCGTAAAACCGTTAAAGGGATACAGATCAAGATTTGTAAACCCAAAGACAGGAAAACGCGCAATTGTCTTTAATACAACTGATGGATATAAGGACCTTCCAGTTGACGTACCATGTGGCCAGTGTTGGTCATGTAGGCTGGCCCATTCTCGTGAGTGGGCCATCCGATGCGTTCATGAATCACAAATGCATGAACAAAATTCATTTATCACGCTTACCTATGCGCCAGAATATCTACCCAAAGACCATTCAATTAATAAAGAAGAACTCAAAAAGTTTTTTAAAAGATTGCGTAAAAATACGGGACGAAGGTTTAGGTATTTTGCATGTGGTGAATATGGCGATAAAAACAATAGACCGCATTATCACGCGATATTGTTTGGTATGGATTTTAGAGAAGATCGTTTTCTGCATACAAAAACTAAAAGAGGAGATATGTTATATAGAAGTCCCACGCTTGAGAAATCGTGGAAATTCGGACATTCGTACATTGGAGAAATGACGTTTCAAAGTGCAGCGTATGTTGCACGTTATGTGATGAAAAAGCGAAAGGGATCTGATGATAATGCAGTAGATCCAAAGACAGGGAAGACAAAAGCAGAGCATTACATGGTTGCAGATCCAGGATCAGGAGAGATATTCAATATTGAGCCTGAGTTTTGTTTAGCGTCGAGAGGATCAGGAAAGAAAAAAGACACAACATTATGGCGTTATGGATTAGGAAAAGCATGGTTACAAAAATACAAAACAGATACGAAAAAAGATTTTATTACAGTTGATAAGATGAAAATGTCATTGCCAAAGTATTACGATAATATTCTGGCCATGGAAGATGAAATAGAAATGGAGGAAAGAAAACGTAAACGTAAAAAGGCTATTAATAAGGAGGACAATACACCGGAAAGATTAGAAGTTAAGCAAAAAGTTAGACAAGCAAAAACACAAACATTAACCAGAGATTTTGAAGGAATATAAAAAATGAAATTAAAAATGTTTTCTATCTATGACAAAGCAGCGGGCGCGTACGTAAGTCCTTTTTTTATGCATAACAAAGCGTTAGCAATTAGAGCGTTTGCAGATAACGTAAATTCAAAAGAAGAAAGCAATATTACAAAGCATCCAGAGCAGTTTAGTTTACATGAAGTAGGCGAATTTGATGATTCAACTGGTATTGTCGAAAGCAAAGAACAGCCAGAAATTGTTTGCACTGCACATGAGCTTAAAGAACCTACGCAAGAAGACGATTTGATGTCAGAAATCAAGTCACTAAAGCAACTATTAGCAACTCAAAAAGGATAATAATATGCAATCAGTAATGACACATTCATTTAGTCAAGCACCGACAGCTGATATACCAAGATCAAGCTTTAATCGAACACACGGATTGAAAACAACATTTGATGCGGGTAAGTTGATTCCGATATTTCTTGACGAAGCGTTGCCCGGAGACACGTTAAGTTTGAATCCAACATTGTTTGCGCGTATTAACACACCAATATACCCTATAATGGATAATCTATTCCTCGATGTTCATTTTTTTGCAGTGCCTATTCGACAGATTTGGGATAATTTTAGAAAGTTTTGCGGTGAACAAGTTAATCCGAACGATTCTACCGATTATATAATCCCTTCAATGACACAATCTGGAACCTATGCCGAGTCAAGTATTTATGATTACTTAGGTTTACCCACAAAAACTAATAATGTAATTCATTCGTCACTACCATTAAGAGCGTATAACCATATATTTAATGAGTGGTATCGAGATCAGAATTTAGTCGATTCAGCACCCTTGAGAACAGGAGATGCTGGAGACAGCTACAGTGACTATGTAGTAAGAAACCGAGGCAAAAGGCATGATTACTTTACATCCTGCTTACCTTGGTTGCAGAAAGGTGATTCAGTTAACTTACCTTTGGGATCGCAGGCCGAAATTAAAACAGACGGCGTGTATTTGACAGATCACATCATGAATATTAAAGATGGTAATGATTTAGAAAGAACGTTGAAGTCTGATTCAACAAATCTTTACATCTACAATGCCAAAGAATCTGATTCATCGATGATGTACGCCGACCTGGCGAACGCAACTGCAAGTACGGTGAATGAGCTAAGACAAGCGTTTCAAATACAAAAATTATTGGAACGCGATGCACGATCAGGTACTCGGTATTCGGAAATCGTGAAAAGTCATTTTGGTGTTAATTTCCTCGATGTTACCTATAGACCGGAATTTCTCGGTGGTACCTCTTCACCGGTTCAATTTAACGAAGTAGCAACAACGAATGACGGAACGCGAAAGGTCGGTGATTTAGCAGCGAGTGGTACGATCGTCTCTCAGGGAGGTGGATTTACAAAGTCATTTACAGAACATTGCATAGTCATGGGTATCGCTTCTGTGCGTGCAGATTTGACTTACCAACAAGGACTCGATCGAATGTGGTCACGCTCAACTCGATACGATATGTATTGGCCAGCGCTCGCCCATATTGGTGAGCAGGCTGTGCTGAATAAAGAGATTTATTATCAGGGTACTTCTGATGATGATAATGTATTTGGATATCAAGAAAGATGGGCTGAATATCGTTATAAGCCATCTAAAATCACAGGTTTAATGCGTTCTAATGCAACAACAAGTTTAGATGCGTGGCACTTGTCTCAAGAGTTTGGTTCTCTGCCATCACTCAATCAAACATTTATAGAGGAAAACCCTCCTATGGATAGGGTAGTAGCGGTGACTACGGAACCGGATTTCCATATGGATTGTTATTTTAATTATCAGTGTGCTCGTCCAATGCCACTATTTAGTGTGCCTGGACTTATAGATCATTTCTAAGGAGGACGTTATGGGACTCGGTTCGGCTTTAGCTATAGCTGGAGGATCTATCGCAGGTAGTGTTGTATCTGGTTTGTTTAATGCAAGACAAGCAAGCAAAAACAGAGACTTTCAGGAGAGAATGTCTAATACAAGTTATCAACGTGCTGTGAACGATATGCGTAGAGCAGGTTTAAATCCTATTCTAGCTGCGAAACAAGGAGGCGCAAGTACCCCTGCGGGTGCTATGGCGAACATGCCAGATTTAGGCTCCAGCGCCGCATCAGGTATGCAGGCAGCAATAGCGTCAGAGAAATTGCCTTTCGAAGTACAAAAACTGGACGCGGAGGTTGATAAGCTTGTTGCGGATACAGACGTCAGTGTTGAACAAAAGGACAATATTAAACAGTTAACGAGAAAGGCGTGGGAGGATACAAACAACGCTATGAAACAAGGAGTATCAATGGATTATAAAAACATTGTTAGCGGTATACTTACCGATTTTAAACAAGACAATCCAAATTTAACGATATTGCAAGAATTTGGGATGGATGCTGGAACATTAGCAGACTTAATCGGATCGATACTAAAAATTGGACTTGGAAATATAAAAATAGGTAAAGGACTTGGAAATATAAAAATAGGTAAATGAATATGAGTATTTTAATAGAAACAACAATCGCAAGAAGAGACAGAAAACTTTGTCCTAAAATTGAATGTGGTGAAGGTTTGACGGAACAAGCACAAAAGGACCAATGCGACATTAATCTGATTCTAGAAGATTATTCTAGAACCGGATTTATGCGACACGCAAAACAGAATGAGGGTAAGTACGACGACGTAAGCGCCCTTGACTTTCAGGAGGCTATGATAACGGTCGCAAACGTTAAATCGATGTTTGAAGGTTTACCTTCAGAAATAAGAAAAGAATTTGGACACGATCCAAGCAAATTTCTTCAATACGTACAAGATCCCAAAAACGAAGAAGAATTAGCGAAGCGTGGGATTCTTCGTGGTAATGATGGTGTAGATTGATGCGGATCGTGACTGGGAAAC